AGCTTTGATTGTAACCTCATAGTTACGAATTGTTTTTAATGGCTTTTCTAATGTCTTTGGAATAGATAAACAACCTTCTAAATAAATTAAAGTATCCTCACTACTTTTAACAATAGTAGGATTTACTAAAATCATAGGTTCTTCTCTTACATTGATTACACAAATTCTTTTATTTAACCCAATTTGGTTTGCACTCATACCCAAACACTTATGTTCTGCAATAGCAGTTAAAAGTGCAGCAGATGCTAACTCTTGTTCAATCTTACTAAATTTGGTATTAGAGATTGGTTGTTTTAACGCATGAATATCTGTTACTAATTTCATTTCTTTTATTTTTATTTACTTTTACAAATATACAACATTTAAATGATTTTACCAAATAATTAACTATATTTTATTAAAATAACCACCAATATCGAATTTTGAGTTCATATTTATAGAACCAGCTTCGTTTGGTACGAATTTTTGTGGGTCTACCAATCTAAAATCAACAGAAACTCTTGTAGAATCCGTATCATTGTTTTTATTACCATGCATTAGATTTGCACCATTGAATACCAATATTTCACCATATTTTACATAATATGGTTTATAATCGCCCTTATCTTCCTTACTTTCCATCCAAATGGTATTATTAGTCCACGCATCCGTAAATGGTAGCCAAAAATTTACCTCACTTGCACCATGATTGTATGTTTTATCCTTATGCCACTCACCTACTCCCAAATTACCATCTGCCAACTGAACTCTAAATGATGGGATTGATTGATAAATCACTTCTTCATATTCAAATCGTTCTTTTAACTCTTTAACCAATTCTAAATAAGTTGGAAAAAACTCATTTTGGAATTTTTCGTAATATCTTTTGTGCCAGATGGTAGATTGGTCTTTTTCTCTACTCAATAAATCGTAATGTTGGATTTTGTGTAAATTCTCCAAACTTTCACCATTTGTTTCTAGTATTTCGGATACGATATTCCTAAATGGATATTTTTGTACATCATATGTAATCTTATAGGGTATAGGTAAATACATAACTAAAATAATTTATATTTTTCTTTTAATTTTAAATCGTTTTGTTTAATTTTGTTGATTTCATCATCATTTGCAAGTGCCTCATGTGTTAATGATACTGAACCATTTACTTTGAAATTTACTAATTTGTAGTTTTGCTTACCATAGTTTCTGTTTTTAACAAATAACCAATCATCTTGTCCCCAAATCATCATTTCTTCTGGTATTGGAATCCAACTATTTTTATGTACAAACAATACACAACCATATCCACCATTACGATGTTCTATTGGTTCTAATCCAATTTCATAGTTAGTTTCGGTCATATGGTGATTTTTTTCATCCATACCAATCAAACCTACCTCTTCTGTGATAAAATCACTTAAAGAATACAATATATTCCAATCCATCCAATTATCATCGTTTAGAACCAATAATTTATCGTAGTCAGCCATAGCTGCACCTTTATTCCAAGGAGCAGTTACATATGTGTTCTTACCTTCTAATATATGCTTTAACTTTGGTAAATCTGTAATTGGTGTTTCGTTTGCAGTATTATCAAACAAAAGAATCTCACCAACCAATGGGTGAGAATCCAATTCTTTAAGTGTTTCTTTTAATCTATCACACTTCCATAGTGTAGGTATAATAACTGAATACATTATTTTCTTTTTAATATAGTTAAACCATTGTTATTGGTAAATCGTTCATGCAACTCCCAATTTGGATTTAGTTCTAAAAACTCTTCAATTGCTTTCCACAATCCCCTACCTTCTTCTCTATTTGCGGCAGATGGTTCATTTGTGTAAATCTCACCATCAAATTCAAATGCAGTTGTATCGTGAAAACCAATATATTTTCTTGCTTTATTACCATGCAACTCTAACTCAATTTTTAATTGGTCGTAGTGGTGTAACGTATCTATAAACAAAAAATCTGTTTCTTCAATTGTTAGATTACGAGTATCTGCTTTTTCAAACTTAAAATCAATCCCATGCATCTGTGCCAATTCATATACAACACCAATATTTGGTACTTCATCATAATCGTATGAAATTAAAGTTTTAGGATTACCCATCATAAACGCAAATGTAGATACTACCCAACGGACACCCATTTCGGTAATGTGTTCGCATTCTTCTGCGTACCTTTTTAAAGTAGGTAAATGTTCGTTAATATCAGATGGAGTTTGACAACGTTGGTTGTAAATTGCTTCTAGTGGAGACATGTTTAATTGTTAGTTCGTTTATAAAAGGTAGGATAGCCAATTCTTTTGCTTTTGCTTCCACCATAACATCTACATCAATATTGTAAGTATCTGGTAGGTTTGTGATATAATCACTATGTGCTTGTGGTTTTATTTTTGCATCACTTTCGTGCAATGCTTTAGATTCTGAATAGTGAACTTCTGGTTTTACTCCACTTTTGTTCCAAGTAGATACTGCAAGTATAAGTGCCTGTTGTTCTGTTAAATCACCGGTACAAAATTGATGATGGTGGTAATCGAATACAATTGGAATACCGGTTTTATGATGAATATACATTAAGTCTTTAACAGAGTACATACTGGCCTTATCATCATTCTCTATTGTCAATCGTTTCCTTACACTGTCAGAGAGTTTCTCAAAGTTAGTGATAAATCTATCCATCGCAGCTATTTTATCCCCGTAGACACCATTACAATGAATATTAATATTGTTGTATGGTGTGTGAGATAATCCCATAAGGTCAAATACTTTACCATGTAATTCCAAATCTTTGAATGTATTCTCAACTACTTTTGGGTTAGGTGAAACTAATACATTGAAAGGACCTGGGTGTGAATTAATACGCAAACCATTTTCTTTGGCATAAGTACCACAACCTTTTAGGATATTTGATATTTTATTGTAATCAGGTAAATCTTCTAAATTATATTCACTTCCCCACGGAAATATATCGGATGATGTACGGAATAGTTTAATACCGTTCTTTACATTCCATTTTAAAATCTCAAATAGGTCACGCACATTTTCTAATGCCAATTCTGAAGCATATTTAATACCACGTTCATTAAATGTTTTTTTGACCATACTACGATTGGTAGTAATACGTGGAGATTGAGCTCCTAATGTCATATTGATACAAGCATAACCTAAATTCATATTTTTATAGTTTATAGTTTAACTTAAAATCAAATATACAAATAATTATTGAGAAATCCTAATTATATTTCCCATTTATTTTCAGGACATGCAGTTTTTTCTGGTACAAATACTTTTGCTCTTAATACACACCCACATTGCCCACAAATCTTAACCATACCAACTCCCAAATCTACCTCTTTCATAAAAGGACAAGAATTGCAGGTTTCCAATCTTTGTGCAGCAATAGCAGATTGTTCTAATGTTGGGTCTACCATAACTGCATATGCGTTGAATATTTCTTTTACCTTTGATAATTTCATATTAATAACTTTTTTGTGTAAAATCTTCTTCGTCTTTTAATTTATCCAAATCCCTTTGATTTCCTTTTTGAGTACGCATCCAATACTTTATAGCATGTCTATCGTTAATCCATAGTGATTTATTATCCCAATCAAAATCTGATAAAGTGTAATATGGTGCTTTTGATGTAATTGAAACACTTTCTTCCGTATCAGAAAATATATTTATGTTTTCATCTACAATTTCTTCGTTTTTTACACCTTCACCATAAATTTCATAGTTTTTATCGTATGTGTCGGTATCTTTTTCGGTAGATATATCGGTTTTTTGCTCTTCTACCACTTTTTTTGGTTTTTTCTTTCTATCTTGCTCCAAAGCAGTGTTAAATGCAATCAAAAGTGTTACTGCCATCGGGTCAAACACAAAAATTAGTAAAAATATGAAGAATTTTACAACCGAATTGATTGGTAAGTCGAATGCTTCGGCAATAAACTTAAATCCACCGATTTCTCTCTCCAAATCTAGGTTATTATTCTTAATTTCGTTGATTTTTATGTTCCAAACTGCGATTGAGTCATTCAAAACACCAATTTTAGTGGATAATTTAGTAATTTGCCTATCTCTGTTGTCAATTGAACGGATTAATCGGTTATTTACCTTACCACTACCCAATAAAGTACCTGAATTTTGTTGTAGATTACCCATTTGTGAGTTAAGTTGGGTAATTTGTTGCTCATTTTGGGTAATTTTACTCTGAAATACACCAATTTCCCTACTAACCACATCACTTTTTAACGATGTTGATTGATATGCATTGGATAAGAACCCAAAAATACCCGCAGAAGTGATTACAACCAATATAAGAACACCCAAAAGTAGGTAAAATCGTAATAATTTGTTAGTTTCTTTCCAAAATCGGTGTAAATAAGACGCAGAAATAAGTTTAGCAATCTCCAATGACGTTCCCATCACTGCAACTGCTAAACTTGCTCCACTAAATAATAATGCTAAACCTGTTACTGAAAAGAATGCTGCACATCCGGCAACGGCAAGAGCCGCTAATCCAACTAATATAGTAAATGGTTTCATTTGTTTTTAGTATGGTCCTTCGTTGTTCTCCAAATCAACTAGCTCTCTAATCTTTTGAGAGGTATAGCCAATTTCTTCGATTAACTTAATTGCATCAGCTTGTGTAGCTTGTGTTTCACTTTTTGCAATTTTCATTAAGTAGTCTGTACGAACATCCACTCTTGATAATAGTTCTCTAACTTGGTCTCTGTATTTCATAAAACATTTATTTATTATAAATATGGTAAAAAATAAAAGGGTAGAAAATCTACCCTCTTATTACAAATATACGAAACAAATTTTACTTTAACAACTTTATTGGTAGTTTTTTTGCTAATGTATCCTCTTTCTTTGGAATAACGATTAAAAGGATACCATTTTTGATTGAGCACTCTGCTTTTTCTAAATCGTAATCTTTGTTGATTGTAATTGTATCATCAATCTCTTTAATTAATTTAGATTGGATACTCTCAACATCTTCTTTTTTAGCCTTTACTTTTAAAATGTTGTTATTGGCTTCTACTGTAACATCTTCTTGTCCATATCCTAATACGGAATAGGCAATTTCTAATTGTACATCATCTTTTGACTGATATACTGCGTTTTGTGATAAACGAACCACCGAAGATTTTTCGGTTGTTGGTGTGTTTTGTAATCTACTCATTTCTTGTAATAATTCAAACATAGTATTTTTTATTTTAGGTTAAACAATTAAATTATACCATAGTATTATCAATTGCCATACCACATATAAATTACTGACAAATTGTCATATATTATGACAACATCTCTTGCCTTTCTACAATTGTTGACATATAATCAGCCCAATGTAAAACATACTGAATGGTGTATTTTAAAGATTTAGATAAATCAAAAGTTTTGTAATATTTTTCATTATCTTCATCAAACATTCCATCTGTAAGTTTAATTCCAAAATACTCTTTCTCATTATAAGTAATACCATAGTGATTTAAAGTAAAGAAAGTTCTATCTGTAATTGACATAAAAGTAATATTCTCATTACGCTTATAGTATTCACCTCTGTTCTCAATATGCCATTTACTATCGTTTGCTACATAGTGTAGTTCTCCTTTAATTCCTAACTTACCCAAATCATGATGTAATGCTGCAAAAATCAATTCCTCATCTGTAAAATCAATTTTACCACCTGCAGATATAAATAATTCTTTTACCTTTATAGCATTCTTACATACATTAAAGATATGGTCTATGTATCCACCATCATATGCGTTGTGAAATCCTTTATTACCAGATGCAGGTGAAAGCATTAAGTTACCACCCAGCTCATCTTCGGAATACATAAATAATAATTTTTCTAAACGCTCTCCTGTAAAGTATTTGTTTATGATTTTAATAAAGGAGTTGTAACTTTGTTCTAATTGTTCGTCTGTTTTTTTCATAACTATTTTTTCTTTTGTACTAAATTTTCTTGTGTAATTATTTTATATAATAACTCTACGTCTTCTTCCGTTTCTAAAAGAGGGAGTTCCCCGTAATCAAATACTGAAATTTTGTATTCACCCTTCTTTACACCAATAATGTTACATTCATCTGAAGCAGTACTTAATAAAGCAGGACGAGCTGACATATCACCATCCCAGTTATTAGGTAAAGGTAAAATATAGTAGTGATAAACTTCACCAGTTTCGTCATTTTCTTCTTCGTGTTTTATAGCGTTCCATTTTTTAAAGGAAGCGTCTGTAATAGGTGTTTTAGGAAATGTTAGCATGAAATAATTGACATTTTAAATTTGAACTCAAAGTTACGAAATTTCGAGCACATAATCAAATAATTTCAGACTTTTATTTTGAAGCAGTAACTAATTTAGGTTCAGTTTGTTTTTTAGCTCTTTTTCTTTTTGGTTTTACAGCTATTAACTCTTTAACTTTTATGTCAACAATAAGGTCTCTGATTTCAGCGCAGATTTCATACTCTTCCGTTTTTTCGTAGTATTTAATCAGTTCAGCTAAAAACAAAGTGTAGTCTTTTGATTTGATGGTTGCGTAGATTTTTGTTTCTTGGAAACGTAGGATGGCAACCTCATCCAGCTTATGTTCAAGTGAATACTTTATAGTATCATACAGATGTGGGAATATAGTATCTCTATTATCGAAAATATATTTCTTTATGGATTCCGAAGCATCCTCTCCAAAATAATCTTTCCAATCAACTTTAGCGTACATATCCGTAATTTTTAATAACTTGCGTACATCCATATTCTTCTATAAATATAAAGAGTTAGATTAAAACTTTAAGAAATCAGCGTTTATTTGTTTTATACTAGTTGGTGTAGTTTTTCCTACGTTTTTAATCATTTGTTTCCCTTCGGCTTGTGATACATTACCAATTGTTGAAATTGTTTTAGTTGAAGTTGCTTTTGAATCGCTTTTAATATTCATTAAACTTTCCTCTGCTGCATCCATAGCGGCTTTCTTTTTAAGGTTAGATAATACGTTATTATATTTTTCATTTTCAATTGGGTCTTCATATATTCTGTTACCAAGTGCATCTTCATCATAATCACCATCTATCCCAGCTAATCTCACAGCTCTTTGCTTCATATATTCTTCCTGTGCTTCTTCTTTTGTTTTGGTGTACACGTATCCTTTATATGTATTTTCAACTGGCTTAACAGTAACTTTTTCTGGTACTTTGTTTGATATTTGAGGTACTACTGGTTTTTTAACTATATCTTTAACCGAATCAACCGCCCCCGTTGCAGAATCTTTTGCTCCTGATGCGGCTCCTTTTACTTGGTCTTTAGCAGAACTCAATGTACCTTTACCAAGTGCCTTTGCTTCTTCTAATTTTTTAACCGCTTTTTGTGCTTTTAATTGAGATGCTTTATCTTTTAACGATTTAATTAGTGGTAATGTTTTTTGTAAGCCACCCAATACCAATCCAGCTATTTTTGGCGCTTGTGAAATCAATACATCTTTTACTATATTACCTTTGTATATAGCATTTACATCGGATAAACTTTTACCTGCAAAATCTTTTACGAAATCATTGAGTTGTAATACAGATGAAAATGTTGAACTTTCTAATTTTATATTAGTTTCACTATTAAGTAATTCAGAACTAAACGCACCACTACCATCAAAATAATTGGATGTATAATTAAAATCTCCTTTTATTCTATTGCTTTTTAATGATTTACTATTAACAATTTGTTCGGTTACTAATACATCATCTTTTTCAACAAATATAACATCATCTTGTTCTTCAAACAAAAAAAGAATTTGTTTTATTATATCCTCATCTACTGGATTTCCAGCTTCATCAAATCCGGCATAATTTACAACAGATGAAACCCCGGCAGATGTTAGTTTAGATGTACCATTATTTAATTTTTCAAACTTTTCTTTTAGATACCTTATAAGTCTATTGCCCGTATCCGTAAAATCGAGTTTAATTACTGTTACATCCTTTATAGTATAATATGGATTATTTTCGTTGTATGCGATTTGTAAATCCTTATACATATGTTGAGGTATATAGACAACATTTGGATTTGTACCACCTACTATTTGAATAGCAAAGTTTACTGCTTTTTTTGGGGACACAAATACTTTATATATGAGTTGTTCATCTGGATTCTTTGTTGGTAAGAAGAATGCGTTCTCCTCAAAGTTTCCTCTTAACTCAATTGTTTCAAAATCTTCTGTAAGATAGTATCCGTATGGATTACTTACGTTTTTCATTATCTACCTTGTCCTCTATACTTCTTTGGCTTCTCTTCGTATTTACTATACGATTTCTTCGCCTTTCCCTTTGTTCGTTTGCCGAAAGTTACCTTTTTGTTACCAGTTCCAGCACCTGCTTTAGCTTTTGCCATAGTCTTAATTGTTATAGGTTTATTTCCTATAAATATCGTAGACACAAAAAAAGTAGCAGATAAAATCCGCTACTTTTTGATAATCGAGTTAAACATAAAATCTTTGTACGGGAGGTTGGTGGGGTTTGGGTTTTCGTTTCTTTGGGAGTAACTATGGACCAAATGTATATCCCCACCAACATCGTACTATATTGTAACCTTAATTTTTATAAGTCAAAGATACGAAAATTTATTCACTAAACAAAATCTTTTAAGGTTTTTTTATAAAATTGTATTATATAAAGAACTATCGGTAAATATTGTAGAAATCGTTGTATTATTCTTCTTTTGGTACGGAAATGTTATATTTATATACAAATAATACAAAATATAAATTTATAAAAACAATGCAATTACTTTTAATTCTTACATTATGTGCCAGTTTAGTTAGTGGTATAGTAGTTAAATTCAATAACGATAGACCTACAAAATACCGCTCTCACCAAAAAAATTTAGATAATAATAAATTGTGGCCTAACTAAAAAAGAAAGCCATAACCAATACTATCGCAAAAAATGAACCTGTTTCTTTACGAAATTTAGAAGTTCTCAAAAAATACAATCCATTTTCGTTTAAACTATAAATTAAATTTATAGAATAATAACCAAGAAGAAATGCAATAGCATCACCAGTATGTATCATTGTATGTATTGTGATAGTAGACGATATGAGTATTGTAACATATACTCTTCAAA